TGAACGGTAGATTGAAATTCATTTGTTCCCGTAAAAACGTTGTTTAATGGGAGTATATTTGTTCCACTCGCTGCGGTTGTTTGGATTGTATTATCGGGGAACTTAAGTGTTCCTACATTAATGTCAATACCTGCCTGAAATGATGCTAAACCAGTGTGGTCTGTTTGTTGTAAGGTTTCAGTAGCCTGACCAACAGGATATTTATAGTAAAGTAAATTAGCTTCTGCTTCAGTTAATCCAGCACTATCGTTTCCGTGTGCGAAGGCATTTGTATCAAAAATATTGCTTTGAAAACTGGGTGGGGGATAGACAGCCATTTTATATATACATACAGATATTTTTACTTTAGCGATTTACCCTAAATAAGTTCAAACTCAATACTAAAAATATCTGTGTATATATAATGCCTCCAAAGAAGTCAAAAGAACCTTTAGCAAATGAAGCATCCGCATCAGCGTCCGCTCCTACAGGTGAGATAATTAATATGTATGAAAAAATCCCAAAGGATATGTTAGACAATGCAGAGAACCCTAACAAACATTTACACGGATTAAATTTACCATTTCGTATGGTTGTCGTTGCTCCTTCAGGTTCAGGGAAGTCAAACTTTTTAGTAAATTTAATTTATCTTTTTTGTCAAGGCAGTAAAGGCACATTTGAAACAATCAATATAATTACAAAAAACAAAGATGAGCCACTTTACAATTTTTTAGCTAAAAAATGCGAGTCAATAAATATTAAGGAAGGGATTGAAAATTTGCCCCAATTAGACAAGTTTGACAAAAAGACAAATCATTTAGTCTGCTTCGACGATTTACAATTACTAAAGAACCAAGACCCTATTATGAATTATTATATCCGAGCTCGTAAGATGAATTGTTCGGTCATCTATTTAGCTCAAAATTATTACCAAGTTCCAAAAGTTATTCGTTGCAATTGTTCTTATTTAGTCATTTTGAAATTGTCAGGAGCGAGAGATGCTAAAATGATTTTATCCGAATTAGGTTTAGGATTAGACAAGGAACAATTAATCGCTATTTACGAGTATGCGACGGCTGAAAAATTCAGTCCGCTAGTAGTGGACATGGAGGCGGATAAAGACAAACGGTTTAGAAAAGGATTGTCCGAAATTATTAGTTGGGAGGAGTCGGTCTAATAACTATTAGAACTTATTAGAACCGAACTCGTTAAAATGTAAAAGGGTTTTTCTTAACTAATATAAAATGCCTTTGACAATGGATGACCTTAAGAAAAAGGAAGTGACAGATATGTTGAGTGTGATTATTATGATTGAGATGAATAAACCACCTCTAACATCATTTAAGAGTTTGACTGCGGGTCAGCAAAAGAAGTTTAATTTAGCGTGTAATAAATACATTAAAGAAACTTTATATGTAGCGTGTGATTGGGAAGAGAAACTAAAAACTGATTTTAACACTGCGTGTAATGACGAGTTATATGTAGGCAGTTTTAAAGCAGAGGCTCAATATTGTCCTATTTTAAACACTGATATAATTAGACTGAGGAGAGAAGGAGAACCTGAAATGGAGTAGGGGACTTTGTCCCCCTACGACCCCCTTTTTAGGAACATTTTTGCTAAACTTTTCTTAAAAGTTTAAGGAATATAAAAATCATAATTTAATAATTGTAAAATTATTATGTTATTATATTACATATGAACCCGATTACAGCAGGAAGTTCTGTTAATGCCCGTAATGCCTTTAGACAACAATATATGAATACTCTTCAGTTAGAAATTGCGAATCAAACCAAGAATTTAAATGCGAATAAGTTATTCAAACAAAATGGTACAACTGGAAGCGAACCACCTGATACAAGGTCAGTCACCGAGAAGTATGGGGACATAGATGCTCTCAAACGTGAGGTCAGAGTGGGACTACGGGAGATTACTGATGGGCGAGAATCCGAGTTAATCGTTGCTGATATAACCACCGCTGAGCTACAATTTTTAGCTGGTCAGTTGCCCTTTATTATTGGGGATTTAAAACCCAAGTGGAAGTTAGGTGTTCCTTCGTCTTCTTTTCTTCCTTATTTGAGAAAATTGATGCGAAAGAATATTGAAACGGAAGGTGTGGAGTATGGACTTCAAAGACCCGCAGATGTTGGTGGAGGTGCTATTATAACTGCTGGAGAACTAATCAGAGGCGAAGACATTGAGGATGCGATTGGTGAATTGGATAATGTAGACATTGAGGATGCGAGAGATGAACGAAGAATGGAAAGTTTAAGAGCAAAACTACGATTATTATTTACATTAAAACCAACCGTCCAAGACAGACAAATAATGTCACAATTAGGTGACCCTAATATATTAGCTGAATATGACGAAGACGTCACTATGGCATCAGATACTATCCCGTCTGAAGAAGTGATTTTTCATATTTTACAAATGCAACCTGCGTCTGCTCTTATTCATACATTATCTGAGGTTTTAGCTGATGTTGATTTTGATGGGTTAAGGAATTTGAAAGAATGGGTTTCTGCTACTGAAAGAACTTTGCATATGGGTGAAGAAGAAGAGCACGAAAGAATAGATGCGTCTGATGCAGGACTTCCACCAGCCAAATATGTTAGTCCATTAGGTCAAACAAGTAATCCTGTTTACGAACAAGAAGAATTGGAAACCCCTTTTGGTGAGCCAGAAATAGTAGCTGGGGTTAGAGGCAGTCAACCTCCTCTTCCTCTAGGAAGGTCTAATCGGTGGGAAGGGTCTAGGTATGAAGTTCCTGCCTTATATTCAGGTCTAAGTGGGAGTAGGTCAGATAGACCAGTCAGAAGTCTTAATCCTGAAACAGATCTGCCATCAGATTACGTCCAACAGCCAAACGAAAGGGATTTTCAATTGAAAGGATTTGCGGAGGAAGAAAGCCCAGAAGATTTTTTGAATGAAACATACGATTATAAGAAGAATTTATTGATGATGTATGCGGAAGATGGATTGTTTCATGAGATGGACGACCAGTTTTTACATATGATAAATGCTTTACAGGACGGTTTAGATGTTCCTGAAGGCGACATGGATAAAGGGTATCAACGATTTTTTAGATTGAAACAATTAGGAGGTTTAACTGAAAGGGGCGATATTAGAGGGCGACCAGAATTTCAGGATGAGTCGGGTTTAATGTGGGCGACGGAAGAAGAAGACCCAAGATTTAATCCGTCATATATGACAATGCCATTCCCGTCAAGAAACCCTCCAGCTATTCCGTCAAGAAATCCTCCGTCAAGAAACCCTCCACCTATTCCTCTGCCAACCTCAGGAGAACAAGGTTTAATGGTACCACTCGATATATGGGGACAATTATCGTTGCCTCAAAAGTCAAATTTAGTTGACGAGATGTTGCAACAAGAAACATTTGATGAAGAAGAAGCAGGGTATGCGGAAGCACTATTAGCAGAAAGCCCACCTCAAGAAGCAGGATTAGACCACGTTTATGAAATGGCTTTTAGAAGAATGACAGGTGAACCAGCATTCGCTAAAAACAAACCATCGCCGACTAAATATTCAGGAGAAGTATTTACAGGAGTTCCAGAAGGACGTTCTGAAAGTATTCACGAAGGTGACTCACCACTTGGCATTACTGCGGATTTAACACCTGAAAGACCGCCATTATATGTGTATGAAGAAGATTTTGCGGATTTAGACCAACAAACACAAAATAGAATATTAGCGAGAGCATACGATGCTGGTTTTTTTAATGGAGCTCCTGATGATATATCACGATTGATTGAAAAGAATATTGGTTTAATGAAACGAAGTGGATTTATTGGAAAGCCGTTGGCGATACGATTTTACAAAGATATATTCCCAGCATTAACTAATCGGTCGATGATTGGAAAAGGATTATTTACTCACGGCAGAGAAGGAATGAGAATGGGGCTTCATTTAAGTCCTCACGCTTCTTCAGACCCAACCCACATTCACGGCAACGGTTTTAAACATAATAAAATTACAAGAGCTAAAAGGGGCAATATTATATTTGGGATGGGTTTATCAGTTGTCCCAACTCCTACATCAAAAGTATCGAGTAAGAATATTAATTTAGCTATGGGTATTGAAGCAGAACCGTCTTATGTGCCATTTGGGACGCACCTACTTAACAAGCACAAGCTCAAGGACAGTATCGTAATGATGCGAACCAAGAAGGGTGGTTCAATAGTAAATATTCCAACACAAAAAGTGTCATCTAAATTGTCTAATATTTTACGGACAATAATTGGTGGAGGTATTCCACAATTTGAAAGTGTGATGGATTTGCTTGATGATGACAAGGCGTTGCTCCATAGAATAACTAAAACCAGTAAGGTGAGTGACCGTATTTCAGTTCCTAATCCTAACAAATCAAAGCAGGAACAAGAGGATAATAGGTTCACCATTTTGCGTGGGGAAATAGGAATTGGAAATGATAATCCTGAGGTGATTAAAGAGTTCAAAGTTTTACTATTAAAGTTTATGAGAGAAGGGAGAGTGCCGATAGGACAAGGTAAGTCTATAATGGAGGAACTCTTACTAATGGGGCATTAAGGGGTTCTAATAAGTTCTAATAAAGTCCATTATTAAGGTAGGCAGAATTTGATGGCAGAATTTGCTTTTTTCCTATGTTCTATATGTCTTTTTAATTTTTTATTTCTAAAATTTTATTTTTCATTTTTCTGCTATACAACATAGGGAAAATGCGAATTCTGCCATCAAATTCTGCCTTTAGACTTCTTTAGACTTTTTTAGATTGAATTATTGTCTAATAAGTTCTAATATATATAGCGTTTATTATAGTATAAAGGAAATCTTCTTTTATATATTATGACAGCGAGTGTAGGAAAAGTATATGAAATAGTTTGTAATCAAACTGGCGAAAGATATGTGGGTTCTACTATTTTAAGAATGTGTTTAAGAAAGGCACACCATAAGGATAAAAAACATAATATGTGTTCATCAAGACCTATAATGGATAGAAATGATTATACAATCAATATTTTAGAAGATAATATCCCTGCCGATGTATTAAGACAGTTCGAGCAAAAGTGGAAGACCCAATTGACGTGTGTGAATATAAGAGAGGCGTATGTATCCCCTGAAGAACACCGAGAGATTTGCAGAAAATATCAAATGGAGTGGTATAAAGACCCAGCAAATAAGGAATTGAAAAAAGTAAAATATCAGGAGAACAAGGAATTAATTTTAGCAAAAGCAAAGGCGAGATATGATGAGGACAAAGAAGCAACATTAATGAAACGGACAGCCTACTATGAAGCTAATAAAGAAAAGATAAGGGCGTATCAAGCGGAGTATAGGGCATCAAAAAAATCAAATACTTTAGCAATCATTTAGAACATTTTTTTTAAAAGTGTATATATATGAACTTCCCTACGATTACTAATCCTAACAGATTGTGGAGTGTGCAGACTGCATCATTCGCAAACCAAGTTCCATTTTATTTCGGTGGCTCACCTGTTCCTTTTGTAATTGGTATTCCCAAGACCCCTGATGTTAAAAAAAATACAGTAGTTCGTCACCCATCAGTAAATACAAATCATCAGCTTTTGCGATATTAAGGCATTATTTTTTTAAAAGTGTATATATATAATGCCAAGCACAATTACATTCACGCAAAGGAATATCGTCGCAGGTTCTAACAATAACACCCTAATATATCAGTTTCCATCTTCGGTTAATTTTGCAGACCACAGTGTAGCAGTCGCTCAAGTGAATATGTTTTATTCGTGGACAAATATTAACGCATCGCCTTTGAATAATAACAAGTTTAGTTATACTTATGACACTGGTGCTGGTGCTGTTAATTTTGATGTGGTTATTCCTGACGGGGTATATGATATTGCGGACATCAATAACTTCTTACAATTTACGATGATTGCGAATGGGACTTACTTGGTGAATGATGTAGGACAAAATGTGTATTATTTAGAATTCTTATTGAACCCGACTCTGTATGCTATTCAAATAAATACTTATCCCCAATTAACGGCGTTGCCTGTTGGATGGACGAATCCAAGTGGTCTTGGTCTTGGTTCAGCAACTACAAATGCTACGGTCACTCTTCCAGCTAATTTTAATTTAATTTTAGGATTTATTGCAGGATATGTGACACCACAACCCACAGTTCCAAACACGGTGTTTAGTGTCTTGTCGACGGTTGCACCACAAGTCCAGCCGAACCCTTCTCTCTTCCTTACGATGAATTGTATACAAAATATATATGCTATTCCAAGTAGCATTATATACGCAGTGACACCAGTGACTGCAACAGGAACACAAGTAGCCGACCGACCTTATCAGTATAGTTGGAATAAGTTATTGAGTGGGACTTATAATCAGTTGAGAATTCAGTTTTTAGGTACAGACTTGGCGGGGATTAATATTTTAGACCCTAATATGACCATCATTTTGCTAATTCGTGATAATCGTGTAGCGTCTGATATTGCTCCTTAATCATTAGACATTATTAGACTTTATTAGACCGCCAACGAAATCGTTTAATTTAGCAAAAACAAATGATTACGAATATTATAATGAACCAGCCGACCGACATTACTGAGCAGTTTTTAAACGAATGTGTTGATAAATTTAACCGAGAACAGATGCGACTTTTGTCTGATTTAAAAGGCTCAACTACGACAGATGACAGTAAGGAGAAGGATATTCAAAAACAATTTACTCTATTGAATGGGTTGGTGTCCGCTTTGTTAAGATTAAGGAATTTGAAGAAGTCGATGATTATGAAAGCGAATTTGTAAATAATAATCTAAACTGATTGTATAATGTTGTATAATCCTAGCTCTCTCAATCGCAAAGGTGTAGTCAAAAGTCGCAGACCTATTAATACGATGGTAGGTGGTTCAATATTGTTAAACAAGGGAGGTGCAGGTGTAGGGTCTTCTTATCCCAGTTTAGACGAATATCACAGAATAACAGGGCGAGGTATTTTAGCAGATAAAATAAAAGCTCTTTTAGTAAAACCAATAGAACACAAAAAGAAGAACATTAAGTTTAATTTTTAAATCTCCGCTTTCATTTAGCAATAATGCTTTTGCATTAATTAGTTTAATATCAATTTTTTTTTATCTTTTGATATTTATATAATGGCAGATAGTTTAGTCTTCGACATGGCTCAGGTTTCTGACGCTTCCCCTTCGGTATTCGTCCGTAAAGATTGGCTCAATATCCTTGACAACCAATCGCAAAACTACAGCGGAAATCAATGCGTTATTGATACTTCGCAACTGGCAAACAGTAATAAATATATGAATTATCGGGAGGCATACCTTTCAATTCCAATTTTGCTGACTTTAAATGCAACCACTAACACGACTAACAATTTAAGACCCGCAACACCTGCGACTTCCTGCGACTATTCTTTAGCGATGAAAAATTGGTCGGGTTCTTTAATCCACTCTTTGACGCTCGACTACAACGGAACAACTATCATTCAGCAAACTCCTCTGCAGTCCATTTGGAACGTGTTTAAACTTCAGTGTTCTTTGTCTTGGGATGATGTCATCACTCAAGGTTCTTCAATTGGTTTTTATCCTGATAGTGCTTTGTCTTTTGCTTATCAGACAACTGCTGGAGTAAATGGTATTGGTATTTGTAATAACAACAACGCAGCGGGATCTGATACTCCAGTTGTGTCGGGTGCTTTGAACTCTTACACTCAAACCAATCTTGGGATTGCTCGAAGACAAATGAGTTTGAACTACGACCCCGCAGGTCTTACAAGTCCTGCAGCAAACGTTGCTCCTTTTAGCAGTCTTTTTACGGCGACTGCTTGTGGTCAGTCTTTTAAATCTTTTGTTCTAACAAAGACCGACGGAACGGCTGCGGGTGCTTTAGGTGTGTTTCAGCAATGTGCTATGGTGCAGGTGAAGCTCAAACATTTGCATTCCTTCTTTGAGAACGCACCGCTCCTTAAAGGCGTCTTCATGAGAATGACTTTGAATTTGAATAACACTTCATTCAGTTTTTCTTCTGCGGGTGCTGGTGGTGCTATCACTTTGATTTCGGTCACCTCAGCCTACTCTGGTGTCAATCCTCTTATGTTGGCTTCTGCTTCTACAAGTGCTGGTAATGCTACTACTTTATTGGCAGACACTTATATCGCTTCGGTTGCGGTTGGTGCTACTGCTTTAGCATCAGGACAGGCGGGTTTAGCTACGGTTGCGGTGGGAACTTTAGCGAAATCAATTACTCTAAACGTTCCTGCTTACACTTTCAATCCTACGTTTGAAGCTTCTTATTTGTCATCTCCTGTGAAGCGAATTGATTACACCGACATTTACAATTATCAAGTGCTGAATATTCTGCAAGGCTCATATGTGAACCAGCTTATAACAAATGGAATCGCAGGTATAAAGAGCGTACTTATCGTCCCGTTCGCATCTACGGCTTCGGCAAACGCTGCGAATGTTGGTATCCAAGTGCCTCAAATCCAATCTCCCTTTGACACTGCTGGTTGCGGAACGACTGCTCCTCTCGCTATGTTCACAAACTTTAACGTGGTTGTAGCGGGTCAGAATATGATTTACAACACCGAACGATATACTTACGAGCAGTTTATCAATCAGCAATACGGTCATTTGGCGGTCAATGGTGGTTTGACGGATGGTCTAACTTCAGGATTGATAGACCAATTGAGTTGGGAAACCAGTATGTGTTATTGGTGGGTGGATTGTAGCAGAATGTTGCCAGTGGAAGAGGCAGTCCCCAAGTCAGTCAATATCATTGGTAATAACTTGTCCGCTCTTGGTCTTGACCTCACGGTGTTTGTCGAGTATGCTTGTGGTCTTTCTATTGATGTGCTCAGTGGAGCGAGAGTCGCCTAGACGGTTTCTAATAAAGTCTAATAAAGTCTAATAAATAATAATCAAAAGCGGTGTGGGGAAGAGGGAACCCGTTGCCCCCATAAGGCAAAAATCGTTGGATCAAAACCAGCCACCGCTAAAACCAATAAATATTAACCAGTCTTTTAATATTTATTTAGGAAAAGATAAACGCCCCATTATCTTTTTTTTATCTGAACCAGTATATATAATGAGTGAGAATCCATCAGTGCCTTTTATGGAACATCCGTTCCATCCATTTACGATTAAACATTTGTCCGACAAGGTTAAGAGTCGTATGCGAAATGGACACGCAGTCCGTATTAGTCCCGTAGCGTTGGGACATAAAGAAGGCGAGGGTCTTCCGATTATAGTTCATGCAGATAGGTTTAGTAATATGACACGTTGCATTAAAAGTGGTAAAGGTCTTCAAATGTCATTATCTCCTGCAGAATTAGCTGAAAATGGAAAGATAATTGGGTGCGGTATTTTTGGTAAGAAGGCAGATAAATTAATGAAGAAGCACGGCGTTAAAAAATTGGCGTATGCTGTTGGGTCTGCGGTTAAACCATTCGCACAAAAAGCGATTTCCAGTTTGGGAACGATGGCAGACGCTTACGTTCCAGGTTTGGGAAGCCTCGCTGCGTCTACAGCGAATGATTATTTAGACAATCCCGAGATGTATCAGAAAATGGTGCGTGATGAAATGAAATCATCGTCAGGAGCTCCCACAGGTAATTACAAGGCAAAGGCGATTGATATGTTGGCAGAAAGACTTAAGGCTGGGGCGAGTGGTGAGCCGACCACAGTTGGTGCGTTAGACAAGGCGGGTATGTCAAAAATGATGGCGGACAAAGCGTCTGCGGAGTTGGCGAAGAGAGTTGCAGTAGCGAGAGCGTCCCCTGCTGGTACAGGTATAATGGGTTGTGGTGGTGGGTATGGATTGTATGCTGGTCGTGGTTTAGGTGTTGGACTATATGGTGCTGGTATGTCCCGTCGTCGTGAATATCACAGCATCGGTGGTCGCCATACTATTATGGGTCAAGGTGTTCCTGCATTAGAGAGTCAGCCTTACGGAGTGAATTATCAATTTAGAACTCAGATGCCTCCTGCGTTTCAAAGACGGTCTTAAAAGGGTTATTAGACGTTATTAGAAATCCATTATTAAGGTAGGCAGAATTTAGGGCAGAATTCACTATTTCTCCTATGTTGCATATGTCTTTTTAATTTTTTATTTCTAAAATTTTATTTTTCATTTTTCTGCTATACAACAAAGGAAAAACACGAATTCTGCCTCAAATTCTGCCTTTAGACTTCTTTAAAAAAATGAAAAAAAAGCAAGGCTACTCCCTGCAATTTTTATTTATTTTATTTTTGTTAGTTTGTTAGATTTTTCTATTATGATAAATGGTGTCAAATTATTTATTATATTTTTTATATTTAGACCATAACCTATATTTATTAAAAAGTCCATACTAAAATGCTACAGCCTATTCCGACCATTTCTTGTTTTTCAGGCGACCAGAATTTTTGTTCTTTGGAGTTGAGTTTGTATTTAGTCCAGCTTCCTCCGTAATGTTCTGCGTAGTCGTTGAGGCGGTTGAGGCAGGATTTATAAAATGTCTGCCACGGCATTATCATGGCGAAGGGTCGGCGTTTTTCTAAAAATGTCTGGATGACGAGCCATTTGAAACTAAATGGTGGGTTTGTCATAATATATTCTTGGGGGCAGTCAGGAGCGTTTATGTTGTCCCAGAAATCTCCCGCTTTGCCGACGACATTGACTAATCCAGCGAGGGCTTCACGGCTTGTTCCGTCGCCATAAAATGGTTCAAATATTGTTGCACCTTTTAACCCGTAGTCAGTAATAAATCTCGCCCACGTGTGTCCCCGTGTATAATATTCGTCGGACACCTTATTAGCTTTGAATAAATATTCGCTGAACTCTTTTCGTTGGTTAAAAGGAATAATTCCTGAGGACTTATATTTTTTTTGTTTTTCTGGTTTGTCGGATAATTCGGGTCTTATTGTCTTGGGCGTGGATTTTACTTCGCCGACTAAATATCGGGTCATAAGTTGTTGCTTCGCTCGGTTATTAAGTCTTGACTCTCTTTGGGTAATAATTTGCGTATTCATTTTTAAATTAATTTTAAGTTTAGTTGGTGGTTAATAATGGATAATTATAAGTGGAAAAAGCATTTCAATTTTTTTTGAAATGGTGTAAAAAATTGAAGCACTAAAAATTCAAAAGGTGATGGAGAAAAAAACCTATAAAATAAATGTTAGTTTGTTAGTTGTCTAATAGTGTCTAATAGTTTAGGGTTTTAATTATCCATCGTGCAATAAGTCCTTGTTTCTTCCAGCGTGTTGTCCTCTTTGTAATCGCCTAGTCGTGAGGACATTGTGGATGTTTTGTTGTCGTCCGCTTCAATCCACCTATAAGTGCTTGTGAATGTATAATGTTGTGGAAGTCCTTTTGGGACGCTACTGATTAATGTTTTTTTGAACCATTTTACGGTTATATTTTTGTTAGTTATTTTTATAATCCGTCCGCCACCGATTAGCATTCCCACCCGCATCCAGCTTGGGATTATAAATGACGGGGCGAGGTCGTGGAGTGAGTTTAAGAACTTTTCTTTGCGGTTGACTAAGTTCCTTTCGGTTTCGGTCAGGTATGGTGTTGGCATTCCGCATCCATATTTGTATTCTTTATCGCTGACCGAACCTACACGGCGTTCCATCTTTATTATGTTCCCCATCCAGCCCACATGTTCTTCTATGTAGGTTGGGATTGGGGCGATATAAGTATTGATGTCTTTCCACACGGCTCGTCTGATTATTTCAGGATGGTCACGCCCTGTTTCCCTAAACTTTTTCTGCGACATGGCTGCGATGCTTGGGCAGTAGTGTTCTAATTTATAATAGCTTTTCATATCAGACCATTTCTTGCCCCAGTTAATTCCGATGTCGTATATCCCTGCCCATTCTTTAATCATATTGAAAACTTCTTGTGGGAAGTAGTATGTTCTTTTTGCGGGTGGCTTTGCGGGTGGCTTCCTGTTTAATAAATTTTTTATTGGTTCATCATCGCTGTCGTATTCGTCGACGATGACGAGTATAACTTTTGGTTTAGTTTTTTTAGATTTTTTATTAGCGTCAATAATTAGTGTATTCATCTTAAGTTTAAGTTTAAGTTTTAGTTGGGTGGTTAATAATGGATAATAAAGTAGTAAAATTCATTTCAATTTTTTTTGAAATGGCGTGAAAATTGAAG